CGGCTACCACACCCAAAACGGTTGCTACGTCAGGCAGGGTATGACGAACTTGAGATGTACGGGCTGTTGATGAAAAGATGGCAGACCAAGGCATACATCTACAAGATGAAAAAGGACGAGTGGGCCAAACCTGGTAAGTACCCAAGGATGATTGGGGACCTCGGTGTTTTGGCATCGCTCGTCGGGGCGTTCTTTACAGGTCGTTGTAAAGAGCATAGAGAGCAGAACGACTATAAGGTGGACGGTTGCCGTTCAACCTTCGTGAAGTCCGCCGAGTCCAACAAGTTGTCTGAGATCTTTTACGAGGCTTGGTTCACCACCGACCCGTATTATATCGCAGTGCACAGTGACGACTCGCTGCTTTCTATAGCCACAGAGTCAGGTCGAGCCCTATACAACATGGACATCAGTTCGTGTGATAGTTCTCATGGACCTGCCGTCTACAGGCTGCTCGAATCTCTGTACCCTGACCCGTACAACACCATAGCTCGTCTAGTCGAGCAGCTCACTCAACCCATCACGATTGTCAACGTCGAGGGACCCAAAGAGAGGGTCACCCTCCGACCCGTACAACCAGTGTTATACTCCGGTTCAACGTTAACGACGCTCGTCAACACCATTGCCGTAGACCTCATCTACACCGCAATTGTCAAGACTCGAGCTCGTACCGAAGAGGAGATAATACGAGCAGCAAGAACAGTCGGATACGGCATCACGCTCGAGCGAGCCAAAACACCACCCGCCATGCAATTCCTAAAACACTCGCCTGTCCTCCGGGACGGAGTGATGATACCTGTTAAGAACCTGGGGGTACTTATCAGAGCATGGGGCATCACCAGGGGAGACCTGCCAACCAGGAAGAAACCGTACGAAGTAGCAGCAAGGCAATACCAAGGGGACTTACTCCATGGTGTATACGCCAACATCTCGTGCCCGTTTCTCACAACACTCCGTGTACACTACCCATCAACGGGACGGTACGTGCGAGAAGTAGCAAAGAACTGGTACCAAGAACCCAACCACACTGAGAAAGCAGTGCACTACACACTCACCGACGAGGAGTTCTTCTCCAGGTACACCACCAACGTCGACGAGATTAGCAACTTAGTCCACTCTTTCACACTACACAATTGGTCCTGTGTCTACGATCCGCTAGCCAACCGAGCACTCGGTCTCGACTACGGGCTGAACTGGTAAGCGCTGCCACGCACCACCGGTCCACTCTCGTCCAGAACGGAGACGTCCGACCAGACCACCAACCAACCCACCACTCACCTCCTCCACCCCCCGGGACCCGACCCGCCAAAGGTG